GCGGATGGAGTTTCCTGAATTAAAGGAAAAAGCGCTTAGCCACTATAAAGAATGGGAGCCGGATGCTTGTATCATTGAAGCCAAGGCTGCCGGTGCGCCATTGATCTTTGAGTTAAGAGCGATGGGCGTGATGGTGCAGGACTTTACGCCGGTGCGTGGAAATGATAAGTTTGTGCGCTTAAATTCCGTGACTGATTTATTTAGCAGTGGTAAAGTGTGGGCGCCAGAGACTCGGTGGGCGAGTGAAGTGATTGAGCAGATGGCGTCGTTCCCTAATGGGGATCACGATGACTTGGTTGACTCAAGCACGCAGGCACTGATTAGATTCAGACAGGGTGGTTTCTTGCGCCTCGATTCGGATGAGCGCGATGAAATCCAAAGCTTTAGACGCAAGCAAAGTTACTATTAAGGCCAGATATGAGCATTGAACAATCCCTTAGCCAAGCACCTTTAGGTTTGGATAGTCTTGTCATGGACGAGATGCCCGCAATTGAAATTGAAATTGAAAACCCAGACGGTGTAATTGTTGGCATTGACGGCATGGAAATTGACCTGATGCCGGAAGATTCTGAGGATGATTTTGATGCAAACTTGGCCGAGGACATGGATGAAGGCGAGTTGCAAAAACTTGCTGGCGATCTGGTTGGTTTGATTGACGCTGACATTGCCTCCCGCAAAGAGTGGGTGGATATGTATGTCAAAGGTCTTGATGTACTGGGGATGAAATATGAAGAGAGAACGGAGCCTTGGACTGGAGCTTGTGGTGTATTCTCGACTGTACTCACAGAAGCCGCTGTCCGATTCCAAAGCGAAACTATCATTGAGACTTTCCCGGCTCAAGGCCCAGTCAAAACGGAAATCATTGGTGCAATTGATCGTCTTAAAGAGCAGGCTGCGGAGAGGGTTCGCGATGACATGAACTATCAGCTGACCGAAGTGATGACGGAGTACCGTCCAGAGCATGAAAGAATGCTTTATTCACTCGGTTTGGCCGGTGCAGCTTTTAAAAAGGTCTATTACGACCCAAGCTTAGAGCGTCAAGTAGCTATTTTCATCCCTGCTGAAGACGTTATTATTCCTTATGGTTCTTCTAGCCTGAAAACTTCAGAGCGCGTGACTCACATCATGCGCAAAACGAAGAATGATATTAAGAAATTACAGGTTTCTGGCTTCTATTGCGACGTAGAGCTAGGTGAGCCACAGATTCTTCACACTGATGTGGAGAAAAAGAAGGCCGAAGACCAAGGTTTTAGCCTAACAGAAGACGATCGCTATCAAATTTTGGAAGTGCACGTCGATTACGACCTGCCCGGCTATGAAGATGAAGATGAAATTGCGTTGCCTTACGTTATTACGATTGATCGCGGCACAAATAAAGTGCTGGCTATCCGTAGAAACTGGAATCCAGAAGACGATCGCAAATTAAAACGCGATCACTTTGTCCAATACACCTATGTTCCCGGTTTTGGCGCGTATGGTTTGGGATTAATCCACTTAATTGGTGGTTATGCCCGTGCAGGTACGTCACTTATTCGCCAGTTGGTGGATGCTGGTACGTTATCTAACTTACCCGGCGGCTTAAAAACTCGCGGCTTGCGAATTAAGGGCGACGATACGCCAATTCAGCCCGGTGAATTCCGCGACGTTGACGTTCCAAGTGGTGCAGTGCGTGACAACATCATGCCTTTGCCATACAAAGAACCATCGCAGGTTTTGCTGGCATTGTTAAACCAGATTACCGACGAAGGCCGTCGCCTTGGCTCTATTGCTGACATGAACATCAGCGACATGAGCGCAAATTCGCCAGTTGGTACAACGTTGGCATTACTTGAGCGTCAGTTGAAGACAATGTCTGCGGTGCAGGCGCGTATTCACTACTCAATGCGCCAAGAATTCAAGTTGTTGCGCGATATTATTCGTGACTACACGCCTGAAGACTATAGTTTTGATCCGGTTGAAGGCGACCGCAAAGCTAAGCAAGCTGACTATGACATGGTGTCAGTTATTCCGGTGTCAGATCCCAATTCTGCAACGATGGCTCAGCGCATCATGCAGTATCAAGCTGTTATTCAGCTGGCTCAGGGCGCACCACAGATCTATGACTTGCCACAATTGCACCGTCAGATGATCGAAGTTCTTGGTATTAAGAATGCGGAGAAGCTTGTACCAATTGAAGATGATATGACGCCGCGTGATCCAGTATCCGAGAACATGGCGTTCTTAACTGGCAAACCCGCTAAAGCTTTTATCTTCCAAGACCACGACGCACACATTGCTACGCATACTTCAATGATGCAAGATCCGATGGTGATGGGTCAGATTGGCCAAAACCCAATGGCTCAGCAAATGCAGGGCGCAATCATGGCGCACATTGCTGAACACGTTGCATTCCAATACCGCAACCAAATTGAAAAACGTTTGGGAGCTACATTGCCTGCACCAAACACTGAAATGCCAGAGGAAGTTGAAGTTCAATTGTCTAAGCTGGTTGCTCAGGCTTCTACCCAGTTGCTGCAAATGCACCAAGGCGAAGCGGCACAGAAGCAAGCATTGGCTCAAGCACAAGATCCTATTGTTCAGATGCAACAAGCAGAGTTGCAGATTAAACAGCAAGAGACACAGATCAAAGCCCAGAAAGTTCAGGGCGAGCTACAGCTTAAAGCACAAGAGTTACAGTTAAAGGCCCAAGAGATGGCGGCCAAAACTGGTGAGACGCCGGAGATGATTGCCCAGCGTCACCAGCAGGAGTTGCAACAGCAGCTTCAGCGACACCAGATGGAGTTGATGCAGTCTCAGCAATCGCATCAACAAAAGTTAAATCAAGCAAGTGAAGCAGCGCGTTTGAAATCGCAACAACGTAATCAAGGAGATTGAGCATGGAAACCAAAATCTTTGATGTGCTGAATAACAAGCTTGAGGAGCAGGTGAATAGCCTGCAACAAGTCGTGTGTGATGGTGGAGCAAAATCCTACGATCACTATCGCGAACTGTGCGGAACAATACGAGGTCTGCAATCCGCACAGAGAGAAATCAAAGACCTTGTTCAAAAACTTACGAAAGACTATGAAGATGGATAATTTTGACGTTAGCGCGGTCGATCTCTCTGGAGTGCTCAACACTTCCTCCGAAGAGAAAGCCAAGCAAGTCCCAGATCCAGCCACTTACCACCTTCTCTGCATGGTGCCAAAAGCAGAAGAAGAGCTTAGTGAATCAGGACTGGTTAAATCGGCACAGATGATGTATCACGAGGAGCTACTTTCCCCCGTGTTATTTGTAGCAAAAATGGGCCCAGATGCCTTTAAAGATGAGAAGCGATTCCCATCTGGAGCGTCATGCAAGGTCGGTGACTTTATTCTGACGCGACCGAACACTGGTACGCGGATGAAAATTCACGGCACTGAATGGCGTCTGATTAATGACGACTCCGTGCAAGCGGTAGTGCAGGATCCTCGCGGCATCCAGCGCCCCAACTAAGGAGAAATCATGGCTGAAATTGAAAAAACAGAATTTGAATTTCCAGATGAAGCTGAAGCTAATCCCCGTAAAGGCGGAAAAGTTGTAGAGCCGGAGCAGGAAATTGAGATCGAAGCTAGTGAAGCGGAGATTGAAATCATTGACGACACGCCTGAAAGGGATCGTGGTCGTGAAAACCTTGAAGAGCCAGTCCGTGATGTAACTGATGAAGAGTTATCCAAGTACGACGAGGGTGTAAAGAAGCGCATGAAGCGTTTTGCAGAGGGTTATCACACGGAAAGACGTGCAAAAGAGGCGGCTGAACGTGAAAAAGAAGAGGCTTTGCGCATTGCTCAAGCTGTTTTTGAGGAGAATAAACGCCTCAAAGGGTCTGTAAATCAGGGCCAAGCAGCACTTTTAGAGCAGGCTAAGAAGTCTATTGGTCAGGAAGTTGATGATGCCAAGCGTTTATACCGCGAAGCATACGAATCCGGAGACTCTGAAAAGCTGGTTGAGGCTCAAGAAGCGCTTACTGCGGCCAAAATTCGTGCTGATAAAGTAAACAATTTTAAGCCCACCCCTTTACAGGTCGAAGAAACTCCTGTACAAATCGCACCACAGCAACAAAAAGCTGCACCCGTTGACGAAAAACTACTAGCTTGGCAAGACAAAAATCAGTGGTTTGGTCAAAATAAACGGATGACAGCCTACGCCTTGGGTCTGCACGAGGATCTTGTAGCTGAGGGAATACCGAGTGGAAGCGAAGAATACTATAAACGTATCGACGCTGACATGAAAGATAGATTTTCGGAGCAGTTTGGAGCCGATACCAATTCCGTTGAAGCAAAATCTCAACGAGCAAAATCCAACAATGTTGCACCTGCAACGCGAAGCACAGCAGCCAAAAAGGTCGTGTTAACGCAGACACAGGTCAATCTCGCCAAGCGGTTGGGAGTTCCGCTAGAACTATACGCCCGCAAGGTAGCTGAAGAAATGAGGAAATGAAAATGGAAAAGACTACACGCGCACCCCGCGAACTTGAAACACGCGAAAAGATGGAGCGGCCCCAAAAATGGCAGCCCCCTCAGTTGTTGCCCGATCCCACACCGGAGCCGGGTTACGCATATCGCTGGATCAGGATTGCCTCTTTAGGCAAAGACGACGCCACTAACATTTCCGGCAAACTTCGTGAAGGATGGGAACCCGTAAAAGCTTCCGACCATCCCGAAATCCGCCTGTTTGGATCTGCCAATGGCAAGTTCCCAGATAGCGTGGAAGTAGGCGGTCTGTTGTTGTGCAAAACCCCAGTTGAGTTTACAGATCAACGTAATTCGTACTACAGCAAGCAAGCTGAAGCACAAATGAATTCTGTGGACAATACTTATATGCGCGAGAATGATCCGCGGATGCCTATGTTCAAAGAACGTAAGTCTACGGTCACTTTCGGAAAAGGTATTTAAATTTTTTGGAGGCTTAAATGTCAACTACCAATTCTCCCTATGGCCTACGAGCCATCAATCGTAACGACGGCATGCCTTATGCTGGCGCTACGAGTCAGTTCCTGATTGACCCAGCAGGTCTTGCTTCCAACTTGTTTTTTGGACAAGTTGTTATCATTAATGCAGACGGTTATATCGCTTTGTCTACCGCTACCGGCGCAGACCTGACTACCAATAACCTTGGTGGTTCTAGTCTTGGTGCTTGGGGTGTTTTTGTTGGTGCATCCTACATCAACGCACAAGGCCAGCAGATCTACGGTCAGTATTATCCCTCCGGCACAACCGGTGTGGTAACTGCATACGTTATCACTGACCCTAACGTTACTTTCCAAGCTCAATTGGATGGTCAAGTAACTCAGGCCGCTCTTGGCGCA